TTTTTTACCAGGTAATTGTTTTACTTCTCTTTTTTTAAATAATTTTTGCATTTTTTCTATTTATTAGTTGTTTGGCAGGGGACTATCCACACTGCCAAAACACCAGTGGGGTTGTTGGTTGGAAGGGATCAACGCAATTACGTACATAAAAAGAATGGGGGTGTACATAAAATTTTAACCAATACAGTTACATACACGAAGGGGTTCAAAATTTTGGGAAAAATTTTTTTTGGCTATGTGAAAAAAACGTTATAATTTTGGAGGGTGGGTGGGTTGATATTAATTTATAACTAAATTAGTTACAAGTATAAAAATTTATATATATCTTTGTTTCAATTAAACCAATTAATTGTATATAGAATGTTAATTCAGAAACTAAAGAAACAAGTTAAAGATGAGTTTGAGATAGCAGAGAAGTATTATGCTATTCTTTCAGATATAAACTCATTAGGTCTAACTCCTAGAGAAATTCAATTAGTTGCTTTTACAGCTATACGAGGGAATATTACAAATGCTAATGTTAGAGAAGAATTTTGTAATAGATATAAAACAACATCTCCTACGATTAATAATATAATAAGTAAGCTTAAGAAGTTAGGAGTGTTTATTAAAATTGAGGATAAGGAAGATGGATATCCTAAGAAGGTAAAAGTTAATCCTGCTATTGTGTTAGATTTTAAAAAGGATTTACTATTAGCAATAACGTTAAAACATGAAGCCAGCTAGTACACCTGTTAAGGAATATATAATAAAGAGAATGGCTGTTAATAGAGTGACAGACAAATTGATTTCAGAAAAGACAATGGATGTTGTTGTGTCACATCAATTTGAATCAGCTATTAAAGCTATGAGAACTAATAACACAGTTGAGATATCTGGATTTGGAAAGTTTCTTTTTAATTTTAAACGAGCTGAAAAGGAATTGAATAAATATGAAAAGATTAGAGAGCATTATATAAACTTACTTAAAACTACATTGTCTGAAGATAAAAGAATAATTTTAGAATCAAAATTAGAAGGTGCAATTGATGGAATAAAGAATTTAAAACCAAGAGTGAATGAATATATTTCAAATTTATGAGGGTTGGAGAAACAATCTTTTCCCTCCTGAGAAGTTAAGAGAAGTTATTGAACAAACGTCAGCTTCTAGAATGGAGATATGTAACAATTGTGAACATGTTTCGACAAAGCATAAGACAAGAAGAATGGATGTACATTGTACAGATTGTGGTTGTACACTCTCAGCAAAAACTAAATGTCTTTCATGTAGTTGTCCATTAAAGAAATGGGTGGCTTTAATAACACAAAATCAAGAAGAAGAAATGGTAAATTATGGAAAAGAACAATGATAAATTTACGCTAACAAAGATTCCTCTTGAACCTTTAATAGAACTTCTTTTAAAGATATATGAGCTAGGAATGGAATATGTTGATATAGAAGGAACAATTGATGGGGATAATGTAAAGGACTCCATTGATATAAAATTCAATAACACATATATAGATATTGATCAAACAGATGAGGATACAATAAAGGGATACATTATAGGATATAATGATGCAGACGAGAATGAGTCAAAGCCTTTTTCTGATGATGATATAAATGAATTAATATAAACTACATAATGGCATTAAAGAAAACTACATACATTAATACAGAACTTGATTGGGCTGAGGAACAATTATCAAGCTGGAAACAATATGTTGATGCTAATCCCTTGCATACATTAGAGGATAGAATCAAATGGAAAGAAACCAAAGCTGGTGGTGCTATGCCTATGGTGATTGCCTCTATTGAAGCTCAAGGAAAGTTTGTTCAAGAGACAATGAAGAACTATTTAGCCCTTCTAGAACAAGTTGAAAAACTACGTGAGAAAGAAGAAGCAAAAGCAGTGCCTGTAAGAGGTGGTGTTGAACTTGGTAGTATGGCTGAAGATTTCTTAAAGGGTAGAAAATAATGGAAGGATTGCAAAGTATTGATTATAAAGATTGGTTTATAAATCAGAAAAGAGTTCCTCAAAAAGACTCTGATGAATATAAAGCATTCTATGCCTACCACAAACAACTATGCATTGATGGTTGTATGATGGGAGATGTATATATCAATCCTTTTTTATATTGGCATTTAAACTTCTGGAATACAGAGGTGGATATTATAGATGAGAGAGGAAGAATATCACAGAAGTATGCTAATCCATATCTACGTGATAATGAATGGGTTATAACAAATGAAATAGACAGAGCTCAAATAGAAAAGAAAGGATTAGTCATATTAGGAATAAGACGTTTGGCTAAATCAGTAATTGAGAGTTCATATATAGGTTGGGGAGCAACGTTTGATGAAAACTCCCAAAATATTATAGCTGGATTGAATGCTCCAGATATAAAGCTTATTACAGATAAAATAGATAAAGGATTAAACTTCTTACCAGAAGCGTGGAGGTGGCAAAGGGTAGAGGACAATTGGAAAAACCAGGTTACGTTAGGGATCAAGACAAAAGCAGGAGAGCGAATCCCCTTTTCTCAGATCCTTATTCGTAACTTGGATGGAGGTAACAATGAAGAAGCTATTGCAGGTACAAAACCTAGAAAGCTAATCATTGACGAGATAGGTAAGGGGTCATTCTTACGAGGATTACAAGCAGCCACACCTGGATTTACAACACCATTTGGTTGGGGCTGTAGTCCAATACTAACTGGTACAGGTGGAGATATGCAGAACTTCATGGATGCTAAGTCTCTTATGTTTGACGTAGATAATTTTAATTTTCTTACGTACAACAATGCAAAGGATGAGAGTAGAGTGCATGGATTGTTTATCTCTCACAAATATAGAATGGAAGCTAAAGAAGATTCTACATTAGGAGCTTATTTAGAACAACCAGAAGATTCTGAATTACATAATGTAAAGATGCTTGTTTCTAATTTAGAAAAAGCAGATAAGATTACAAATGATAATCTTGACAGATTAAAAAAAGCTGGTGATAGACTTGCATATTTAAAAGAAAAGATGTATTATCCACAAGAGGTGGATGATATATTCTTAAATGAAGATACAAACATATTTGATATAGAAGCAGCTAAACGTCAGAAAGCCAAGCTATTAGCACAAGAAAGAACAGGTACTCCTGTTGTTTTATATGATGATGGACAAGGTGTGAAACATGAGTTTACAGATAAGCTTCCTATATCAAATTTCCCATTAAAGAACAGTGATCAAAAAGATGCTCCTGTAGTTATATATGAGTTTCCAATTGACACACCTCCTTATGGATTATATGTTGCAGGAGTCGATCCTTACAGACAAGGTAAGTCTGCATATTCAAGTTCATTAGGATCTGTATATATATACAAAAGAATGCATGCTATTGCAGGAGAAAAGTATCAAGATATGTTTGTTGCTAGTTATTGTGCTAGACCAGACAAGAAAGAAACATGGGAAGAGCAGGCAAGATTATTGATTAAGTATTACAATGCTAGAACATTGTGTGAAAACGATGAAATCTCTTTTATAGATTATATGATCTCAAAAGGAGATGCACATTATTTAGAAAGACAACCAGATTGGTTAAAAGAAATAGTTCCTAATACAACAGTTAGAAGGGATTATGGAATACATAGATCTGCTGAAAAAATACGAGACTTTCTGCATGGATGTTTAAAGACATACACAGAAGAAGTTATACATGTAGAAAAAGATGATGAGGGTAATGTCATTTCTGAAACAAAAGGGATGGCAAAGATATTTGATCCTGTATTGTTAGAAGAAATGATACAATATAATGAGACAGGTAACTTTGATAGAATCATTGCTGCAGAATTAGCTGTATCTTTGGCGATGAAATTAAATCCTATAATGGGAAGAACAGGTGGGGTTGAAGATGCAAGGATAACTTCTCTCTATTCTAAAAAGAAAAAAAATTCACTATTCTCTGAATCAAAGGGAATGTTTAGTAGTAACAAACATAAAATGTTTAGATAACATGGCAATAATTAGATATACAAAAGACGCTACCATTAGGTATGCATACTTAAACATATTCCCTGATCAGTTTAAAACAGAGAAGGAAAAAGAAGATGAAAGTTGGATTAAGAATACAATGGACTACTTCTCAAACAAAGCATATGCTGAATATGTAAAGAATAGAGATACATTCGTTAAGAACTATGATCTTATGAAAGGTATTCTTCGTATGGAAGATTTTTATCAAGAGCCTGATGTTAAGAGTTTTACAGAAATGCTACAAGCAGATCTTGAACTTCCCACTTATGTTAAACACTATTCTATTGTTACAACTCCTGTTAATGAGTTAGTTGGAGAAATATCTAAACGTCCTGATACATATAGAGTGAAGGCTTTTGATGATGATAGCCAAGCTGAAGAGTTACAGTTTAAAACAGAAACACTTCAAAACTTTATTATAAATAAAGCAAAGCAAAAGATTCTAGAAAAAACTGCAATGGCAGGACAAGAACCTCCAGAACCAGAGGAGTTAGAACAGATGACAATGGATCAAATGAAAGATCAATTAGATTCATATACATCACAAGCTGAGAAATGGGCTAATCATGTTCTTACTTGCATGAAGGCTGACTTTAATATAAAAGAAAAATCTGAAGATACATTTAGAGATATGTTAATATCTGCTAGAGAATTTTATCATATATATGAAGACAACTCAAAAACTGGATTCAACATTGAAGTTGCTAATCCAAAGAACACTTGGTTTCTTACTACTCCTGATAGAAAGTGGATATCAGATCCCACTGGTAGAGCTCAAGGCGCCTATGCTGCTGGTACAGTACAAGTTATGGAGCTTTCAGAGATCATTGAAGCTATACCAGATCTTACAAAAGAGGAGATCGACCACTTACGTTCATCGTTGCAAGACTATGGATTAATTAATGTACGTGAATCCAACCTTGGTAACCCTAATGCACCAGAAGGTATTGACTCTGTACAATATGATACATTTGATCCTCTTGTTCTACAAACTAGAATGATGATTGAATCAGAAATGAAAGAGAACAATGATGGATTGAAAGACTTCTTAGGATTAACAAACAACGTTAGTTCATTTGGATATAAATATGTTGTTGTACGTAGCTATTGGATTAGTAAAAAGAAAATAGGTAAACTTATATACTTAGATGAATTAGGTAATGAACAATCAATACTTGTTGATGAGTCTTATAAGTCAGGAACAATCCCTACACAACAATCATTAGAATGGGGATGGATAAACCAATGGTATCAAGGAATAAAAATTGGTCCAGACATATATCACATTAAACCATTTAAACTTTTTAATTATTGTCCAATTATTGGTACAACTTTTGAAGTAAAGAATACAGAAGCTAGAAGTCTAGTTGATCTTATGAAACCTTTCCAGGTTATATATAATGTATGCATGAATCAGTTATATAAACTTCTAGAAAAAGAAGTGGGTAAGGTTCAATTAATGTCATTAAGACATATTCCTATTCCTAAAGATGGAGATGCACAAGATGCTCTTGATATATGGGAAATGGAAGCACGTAACAGAGGAGTGGTATTTATTGATGACAGTCCTGAGAACTTAAAAGCTCCTAGTTCATTTAATCAATTTACAGCTCTTGATCTTACACGTACGCAGGAAATACAATCTAGATATACATTAGCTCAACAAATTAAAGCTGAATGTTGGGAACTTGTAGGTATGTCAAGACAACGTATGGGATCAATATCAGCATCAGAAACTGCAACAGGAACTAATACAGCAATGCAACAAAGCTATTCTCAAACAGAACCATTGTTTGTTGCACACGAATATGTAATGGGACAACTATATCAGGCCATCATAGATGCTTCTTTATATATAGCAAGTTCAAAACCACAATCAACTCTATCGTATATTACATCAGAAGGACTATCTGCATTTGTACAAGTAAATGGAGATGATTTAAAATTTAGAGATTTAAAAGTGTTTGCTACTAACAGACCAGAAGATACACAAATGTTTAATGAGCTTCGTCAATTAGCTCAACCTCTTATGCAAAATGGTGGTTCATTATATGATGTTATTGAACTATATGGTACTAAGTCTATGAGAGAAATGAAGAAAACATTCAAAGATCTTAGAGATAAACAAGAAGCTATGCAACAACAAGCTCAGCAACTTGAACAACAAAAAGTTCAACAACAAAATGAACAAGCTCAAGCTCAGATGCAACAAGCTATTCAAATGAAAGAAGCTGATCAAGTTCATGATGATTATCAAAGAGAACTTGATAGACTATCTAAAGAGAAGATTGCTATTATTCAAGCTACAGGATTTGGTAATGTAGAGGCAGAAGATACTAACGCCAATGCTATTCCTGATGTTTTAGAAATGAGTAAACTTGCACAAGCTGAAAGCAAAGCTTCTAAAGACTATGGATTAAGAATGGCTGACTTACAATCTAAAACTAAGCAAGCTAATGATAAGATGTCAATAGAAAGAGAAAAGTTGCAAGTAGCTAGAGAGAATATGAATAATGATTTACAAGTTGCCAAAGAAAATGCAAAAGGCAGAAATAAGTCAAAATAATAACTAATTATAAGGGTTAAAAATATTAATGCTATATTATGGAAAAAAATAAACAGAATTATTGTAATAGTGTTTGATAATTAATATAACTGTTTTAGTTTTACATAGAATATAAACCAATTTTTTAAATATAACTACATTATGGCTGATACAACAGAGAACATGTCTATGGGTAATTTTTCTATTCAAGACACAATGGAAATGGGGATGGGTAATCAAGAATTGTTAAACGATTTATTTGAGCCAGAGACTGCTTCTAGTAATCCTGAAGATGTTACTGCAATCATTAAAGAAGCTAATCCTCCTGCTGCACCAGTTGCACCAGAAAAACAAAAAGGTAAAACAATCACTCCACTTGATGATAATGCTGATGATAATGAAAAAAATCAAGCATCCATTGCTAACTTTTTAGGTGATAACGATGATGATGATGATGAAGAAGAAACTAAAATTGTTTCAACTAAGGAAACACCAAAAGCAGAAACTAACGAAGAAGATGATGATACATCAGAGAATACACAATTTACTGCTTTAGCAAATGATTTGTTTAAGCTTGGAGTATTTAATGAAGATGAGGACGATGAACCAATTACTACACCTGAACAATTCCTTCAAAAATTTGAAGCAGAAAAGAAAAAGGGTGCTTCAGAAATAGTTCAAAATTTCATAGGACAATTTGGAGAAGATTATCAAAATGCATTTGAAGCCATATTTGTAAAGGGAGCTGATCCTAAAGAATATTTTAATACATATAATAATGTAGTTGGTTTTGCTGAGATGGATTTATCTGATGAAGGTAACCAAGTAAAGATATTAAAACAAGCATTTCAAGATCAAGGTTTTGATGCAGATGATACTGAGACTGAAATAGAAAGATTAAGAAATTATGGTGATCTTGAAAGCGTAGCTGCAAAACATCATAAAGTGTTAGTTAAAAAAGAAGCTCAGAAGTTGAATCAAATGGAAGCGCAAGCTGAAAGAGAATTACAACAAAAACAAACTGTTAGAAATCAGTATATAAATAATGTTCAAGGTATACTTGAAGATAAATTAAAAGCTAAAGAATTTGATGGTATTCCATTAAATCCAAAATTAGTAAATGAATTACAAGATTTCCTATTAGTAGATAAATGGAAAACACCATCTGGAGAAACACTTTCAGATTTTGATAGAACCATTTTAGATTTAAAAAGACCAGAGAATCATGCCATGAAAGTTAAAGTGGGATTGCTTCTTAAAATCTTAGAAAAAGATCCAACACTATCTACTATACAAAAGAATGGTGTATCTAAAAAAACAAATGAACTATTTGGAGAAGTTGCAAGACAAGTTACAAAAGCTAAAACATCAAGCACTTCAGCAAATAAAACTTCATGGTTTCAATAAATAAATTAATTAATAACTAAAAGAATAATAAAATGTCAATTCAAACAATTCCTGGGTTAACTGGTTTTACTTATGCTCGTGTTGCGTCTATGGACAAACGTGCAGTAGGGAAACTTACAGACTCAAATCACTTGGAGTCTTTTCACTCCACAGAGCCAGCTGACTATGATAAAAAAATCATCAGCTTATATACCCAAAGTTCATTGTATAGCAATGATTTCTTGGATATGATTAATAAAAGCACACCATTCTACATCGACAATAATAGCGATGCTTGGAAATGGCAAATTGCTGTACCTTACAAGTTCCCTAAGATTATCGACATTCCTGCTACACTAACTGCTATTTTAGAAGGAACTGGTAAACCAGGTATTGATGGTCAAGAATTCCAATTAGTATTAGATACTAATGAGTTCTCTAAAAATGCTATTGTATCTGTAGGTTCTCGTCAGTATGGTCCAAGATTTTATGTAATTAAAGATCCAACTCCTTGGAATGCTGGATTCTTATATACATTCAATCTAGTAACAGATAATCCAATCATGGATTTTGTAAGTAGCCAATTTTTACAAGTTGGTACTGAACTAGAATTGGTTGATGCTGCTATTGGTGAGTTTGACCAAGACTTATTAGGATTGCCAAGATTAGGTGAGCAAATCACAATGTTTGAATCATTAGGTTCTGCATATGGATATGAGCACAAAATCACAGAATGGGCTGATGACAAAATGATGAAAGATGCTTCAGGTAAAGCTCTTGATATTTTAGTATATGCTCCACAAAGACGTAACCAATTACCTTTAACTCGTAATGATGTTAAATGGGAGCCATTCATTGAATTCTGGATGCGTAAATCTATGTTAGAACTAAAAGTTAAACGTATGATTTGGGCTAAGCCTGGTACAGTTAAAACTGGTGGTGGTAAACAAGAATTGAAACGTACATCTGCTGGTGTTTATCACAGAATGCGTAACAATGGTAACTTAGTACAATATAATAGAGGAGAATTCTCTGCTAACTTAATTCGTTCAGTATTTGGAGATTTATTCTACAGAAGGGTGGATGTTAAAGATCGTAGAGTTAAGATGTACACTAACGAAGCTGGATTCGATGTATTCCAACAAGCTTTGAAGAATGATGCATTAAATTCTGGTCTTACATTTATGGCTGATTCTGGAAACAGATACATGCAAGGTGAAGGACAGCATATCACTTACAACTTTGCATTTGATGCAATGGTTACACGTGAGACTGGTAGAGTTGAATTGATTCACTTAAAAGAATTAGATTTACCACAATCTAACTTAGAGTTTGGACAAAACAAAAAATCTACACCAGTATTTATGGTATTTGATGTTTCTCCAATGTCTGATGGATCTATGGTGAATAACATTAGAGAAGTACGTATGAAAGGTGCTCCTTCTATGACATGGGGTTATATTGATGGAACTCGTCATCACTTAGGTTTTGCTAAATCTCAAGGTATGTCAAGTGCTAACAAATTCCCAGGATATGAAATTTGGATGAAAGACAGATGCGATGTATTCATCGAAGATTTGTCTAGAACTGTGTTGATTGAAGAAATCCCACAATTCTAATAATAACAGTAGTTACTACGCCAAGAAGAACAATAACTTGTATCAAGTTGTAGGCGTACCAGAGTAACTCATTTCTCTGAGAAAGATCCCCTCGCCTCCCAGAGGGGAAACTTCTCAAACAGAGTGATGAATATAACTATATGTTATATTGCATTCCATTCGATTGGAACACTCTTCAAATTATAAACCAAATTATTAAATTTAACTACATATGGGCAAGTTAGGCAAAATCTCTACGATTAAGAGAGACTATTCAAGTAATTCACAATTGCAAACAATGCAAAGTGAGCTTTCAAGAAATAATATGACAAGAATTCCTGGTACAGGAGTTTTTAAATATCCTTATAAGGAACTAGATGGTCAGTACAGAACAGGATTAGATGCAAAAGCTGCATACATCCAAAGGATTTCAGATCCAACTGAAAAAGAAATGGAGATAGAAAGAGTTACAAATCTTCGTGAGAAGTTAGAATCTGCATTAGGAGATATTGATTTATCACCAAGATCTAAATTTTGGAACTATGGATTATCACTTTCAACAGATGATGTTACACACGTACAGTCTGTAAAATTATTAGATGGAGATAACTACTTTGATCTTAGCGTTCCTTTTCAGGAATTAGCATTTTCATGGTTAAGAGTTCACCCAACTATTGCAAGTTCTTATCAAGCTTGGGAAAGAGGTGAATTTGCTGCAGACACACAATTTTATATTGTTGATGAAGATATTGAAAGTGGAATAGTATTCAAGAAAAAACAATTGATTAATAAAGCAATTGTTAAGTTTGATAGTATGTCTCCTGAGAAAAAACGTAAAGTTGGAAGACTATTAGGTTTACCAGTAACAGAAGATACTAAAGAAGCAATTGTATATAATCAAGTAGATAACATGTTAAAACAATCAGAATTCAAATCTGGAGCATTCCAAGGTTTAAATCCTGTTGAAGTATTTAACAGATTTGCTGACATGAAAGAAAACTTGTTACATATTAAAGATTTAGTTAAACAAGCAATTAATCATTCTATATATAGAATCAAACCAACTGGTAAGGTTTATGAAGGAGAATATGAAATTGCTACAGATGAGGAATCATTAATCAAATTCCTTGCTGATGATGATAATCAAGATGAGTTAATTGTTCTTGAGCAAAAATTAAAAACAAAGAAAATAGCTGCTGTATAAGAAGCTAGTTTAAAAATATAAAACATGATTCAAGTAGATAGTTTATTATATAAAATTGATCAAAGACTAAATAAACTATCTACTAATGAACATCAACAGATTCAGCTTGAAGATAAGATATTAGCTCTTAACGAAGCTCAGATAAAGTTGATAAAGCAGAAAGTAGATGGCATTAGTGTAGTTAGTGGACTAGGAATGGATGCATTTAAGAAAAGATATGAAGATCTGCAAAGATTAGTAATAGATTATAATCATCAACCATTAACGCTTGTAGAATCAGATAAAGAAATACATCAGTGGAAAACTAACATACATCAATTAGAACCAAAGTATATGTTCTATGTAGATTCATATGTTTTAGCTGATAAAGGAAGATGTAAGGATAGAAAAATTTGGATCAATAGAGATCTTGCAAAACATGGTGACCTTCAGTTCATATTAAACAATGAACATTACAAACCAAGTTTTGAATATCAAGAAACATTTAACTTTCTTGCCTCTGATGAAATAAGTATATTTACAGATGGGACATTCACTCCTAAAAGTATAAATATAATGTATATGAGATATCCAGTATATATAAATAAAACAGGATATATTATGTTAGATGGCTTGCCATCATTTGATCAAGATTGTGAATTAGAGACATATCTAGAAGATGAATTGTTAGATTTAACAGTACAGAATCTAGCAATGTTTACAGAGAATCAATCAGCTGTGCAAAGTGCACAGTATAGAATACAAACAAACGAATAAATTTTAACAATTAATAAATAAATAAAATGGCAGATTTTTCATTAACTACGTTATTCGTAGTTCCCAGTGGCGTTCCAATCGCTAGTGCTGGAGTATTGACACAAGCCCTTAATGGAAACATTGGTGAGGTAGGATTTTTTAATCCAAGTTATGTAGCTGTAAATTCTGGAAATGTTGCATCATTTCCTTATTTCTATGTAGCTCAAGGTAGAATTAACACCTATCTTCAAGGAACAAAACGTTCTGATAAGATTTCAGGTTGTCCAAGTGGATCTTCTTGTAAATCAAACGTAATTGAAGCTTACAAAGTAGTAGGATGTCCAACTCCAGTAAATCAAATTACTGAAGTTAGTGACTGGAATGTTCATTGTGGTGACACTGTGACATTAACATTAAGAGGGTTCTCTTCTTATCTTAGTACATTGTACTTCAATGGATTCACACGTTCAGTGACTGTACAAGCACCTTGTTGTGATTGTGGTGGTGATCCTTGTGATACAGTTGATGTAAGTGCATTGATTGATCAATTTATTGAGAAATTAGAAGCACAAGCTCCTGGTAACAACCCTGACAACATTCACTTAACTCAATTCTATACATTTACAAATGTAGGTGGAACTGTTTTACAAATTGAAGGAAAACCAATAACTGTATATGGACAACCATGTGACGTTGCTGCGTTCCCATTTGAATTTGATAGACTTTGGTTTAGAACTTTTGTATACAGTGGTCCTGCAACTACAGCTGACTTTATTGTTGCTGATAATTGTAACATTGTTGCTGATACACTTATTACACAAGAATCTAACTTTGCTAGAGGATTGTCTACAGAAATTGCTCAATTAGAGAAAAACTTCTATAGCTACCAAGCAGGTTACTTGAAACATTTATACAGAATGGCTGGTTACAATGGTAACTTTGAAAGCTGGGTTTCTCCTGGTGCTACTTATGATACTTACTACATTAAATTTAATGAGTATTACAAAGGTGCATATAACTGGGGTGATTATATCACAGAAGATTCTACAGTGATTATAGCTGCTGTTTCTGGTTCAACTGAATCTACTGCTGTAAATAATATTTTAGCTGCTGCACTTGGATCAGAATATTTTACTGATGCTTCGTCTGGAGCTTGTATCACTACAACTTCTACTACAACAGTTGCTCCTACAACAACTTCTACTACAACAGTTGCTCCTACGACAACTACTACTACTACGACAGCGCCATAAGTAGTGTACTAATTAATAATTAATCAAAGGGGATGGAATTTTATTCCTCCCCTTTTTTATTAAAACAAAAAAATATGCCATCATTAAACTTAGATATTTTAGTAGTTCCTACATATAACACTTTAACTCTTGGAGTTATTGATGCGTCTACATATCCAACTACTCCCCCTTCTGTAACATCTCCAACGATAGAGATAACTCCTCCTGGATTTAATGTTGCAATTATTCCTTTTGATGTTAATAATTTTAATATCTTTACGTCAGAAAATTTAGGAATCTCATCAACAGGAGCTAATCAACCACTTCCTGATGGTGTATACCACTTAAAATATTCAATTGCACCTGCTAATATAAATTTTGTAGAAAGATCTATAATGCGTACAGATCAAATTCAAGAAAGATTTGATGATGCATTTATGAGACTTGATATGATGGAATGTGATAGTGCAATAAGAACACAATCTAAAGTAGAACTAAATTCTATATATTTCTTTATTCAAGGAGCAATTGCAGCAGCTAATAACTGTGCAATAGTAAATTCAAATAAACTATATAAACAAGCAGATAGAGCATTAACTAATTTCATGAGAAATAATTGTGGATGCTCTGGAAATAATTATATAAATAATTTTAATATCATTAAATAAAATGGCAAATTGTAGAACTTGTGGTGCTAATGTTGGATGTGGATGTCAATTGAAAGATGGATTGTGTGCAGCATGTCGTGCTGCTGCAACTAAAGCATTAAATTTTTTTAGATTATGTTAAGCCCTAGATTAACTAATTGTTCTGAATGTTCAGACATTTCTTCATTGATTGCAGACATTGATTGCAAGGTTGCAGAGATGAGTACTAGTTTATATAATAATATTGTATTTATGTTAAACATATCTATTAATCAGGAAGCTATTTCTGATTTATTAAACTATAAACGAATATTGCAATATAAGATATGTAATCCAGACTACGCAGGTCATTTTACTGTTAACATGATTGCTAGTAAAATAAAAATTTTAAAATTCAAATAACTATGTCTTGCAACAATTGCTTTAATGGATGTGCTGAAACTATCTCAGATCAGTGCGTAAAATATACAGGAATAGATGTTCCTGCTCTTGGTATTTCAACTGGTGATAATTTACTTGCTGTTGAAAATGCTATTGTAAACTTTCTTGTTCCAGCAATAAATGGTACAGGAATAAAACCTATTATAGATCCTGATATTATATGTGATATTGTAAAATCATATCTTCCTGCTTGTACTACATGTACAGGATTCACATTAAATGAAATACTTACAGCTATTGTAAAGACAGTTTGTGATCTTCAAACTCAAATAGATGTTATTGATGCTACGCTTGATATATTAAATGCCCCTTATAGATTTGCATGTTTATCAGGTGTTACATCTTTTTCAGAAACACATGATGTGTTACAAGCAACTATAGATAATCTTTGTTCATTAAATTCAGCATTTAGTATATTAGTAGCACAGTTGGCTGCAACTAATGTAACTATATTTAATGTAGATTCGTATATAGCTGCATATTTAGCTAGCTCACCTTTAGCTAGTTCTAAAATGGTTCCTTATGCTCCAATTCCTTATTTTGGACCTCTTTCAAACTATCCTTCAATTGGAGACAGTTTTAGTATATCAGGAGTAGGATCTGGTTATTGGGCTAACGTGTATTTATGTAATGGAGATAATGGTACACCTGATTTAAGAGGATGGACACTTGTAGGTGTAACAACAGGAATGGGTGGAGGAACACTTAATTCTATAGTTGACCCTGCAGTTAATCCTGATAATCCTGTTTATACTATATCAGGACCAGACTCATTAAATGGATCAACTACAGTTACATTAGGTATTGGACAAATTCCAAACCACACGCACCCAAATACAATAGTTACAACATTTAATGATCCTGAACATAGACATAAGTTTTCTGATGATTCAACCAGTCCTCTAAATACATTAAGAACTAGTAATGATATTTTTCCTTTTGGGTCAGTTCCATATACAACAGCAAATATAAGTGCAGATGGAACTGGTACTGGACAGATTTATCTAACTTCTGAAGAATCAACAGGAATAACTGTTGATGTAGATTTAACAAATGCTGGAATGGGTGGTGGAGGAGCTCACTCTAATGTTCAACCATCAAAAGGTTGTTATTATATAATGTACAAACCTTAATTAACTATGTGGCCATTCTTACCAAAAAAATGTGATTGTTCAGAAACTCCTACTAATCCAGGAACTTCATGTAATCCTAGTGGTCTTACCACTAATGATTTAGTATATGATGGTTCAGCTGGAGTATGTTCTAATGTTGCAACAGGAATGACAGCATCAGAAGCTTTTCAACAATTAGATTATTTTTTATGTAGCATAGAGTTAACACAATACATATTAAATCAAATTGAAAATAATCCAGAAGAATATCCTGAGTTTATTACATTAGTAAATGGTGCAATTAATTGTAGTACAATAGATGATTGTGGACCACCTCCACCACCAACAACTACAACCACGTCTTCTTCTACTAGTACATCAACAACTAGTACAACTAGTACAAGCTCTACTACTACCACAACCACAACTGTTGCTGAAGCATGTCATGTGTATGATTTAACAGCAATTACTGATAATGGTAACTGGATAGCAGAATTATGTTTTGGAGGCGTTGCAGAAGGTATTTTAGCTTTTGCTGGAAATACTGTCACTACTCCTTGTATTATAAATACATCATTAGTATTAAATGGAATAACTGCTGTTACAAATTTTGTTGATTGTTCTATAACAACTACAACTACATCTAGTACGTCAACTTCTACATCAACAACAACATCAACTACTACAACAATATGTCCTTGTACATATATTGATATAACTATTTTTAGATCATATATAGGTTTAAGTGATACAGGAAGTGCAGATGTACAATATGAAAATTGTAATGGAGATACTGTTATACAAACTTATACAGAAGAAGGAACTTATAATATTTGTAGTCAAGATATAAATTCTATAATAGGATCATATGTAAGGTTTGGTATTACATACATTGTTCCAGTAACTCCTTTTGATAGTGAGGAACTTTGCTGTATACCAACAACAACTACAACATCTACTACTGAAGAACTCTCTTGTAGAAGCTTTGTAGTATTTGCTAACTTCTCTACTCCAGCAGCATTTTCATATGACCCTTGTGGTGGTGGTGAGTCAATTAACATAACATTGCAAAATCCAGAAGGAGAGTTTCCTTCAGCTGTAGTTGTATGTTGTGCTCCCTTAACTGTTCCTTTTGGTACTAATATTGATAATGGAAAGATTGACTTTACTCTAACTGGTGACTGTAGTGTTTAATAATTAATTTAAAATAAAAATAATAAAAATGTCTTGTACAAATAACATTAATATAAATTGTGGATGTGAAAATAATCCATGTGGATGTAAAACTTCATCAGATGAAGTTGTATACCAAGGACCTGATTTATCATGTACAGGTGTTTCAAATTGTGACACACTTACAGAAGTAATACAATCAATAGATGGATTTATTTGTAGTCCAGAAATGGTACAAACAATAATCAATAACATTTTAAATAACACATCCTTATATAATCAGTTTACAACTATTGTAAATAATACAGTAGAGTGTCAAACAGTATGGGATTGTATTAACGCACAAACCACAACTACCACTACAACTGCTATACCTACTTGTTCAGTATACAAATTAGGAACTACAGGTCCTAGTGGATTCCCTGGTGATAGTGATTGGTCAGCTACAGATTGTAATACAGGTCTTTCAGTTGATGGAACAATTACATTCCCTACTAGTGTTAACACAGGATGTATAATTGATAGTTCATTAGTGTTAGGAGTAAAAGTAGAAATACTTGAAAATAATGCATGTCCTACTACTACAACTACTACCACTACTTAAAAACCAAATAATATGACAGTATTAATAACATTAGTAATAGCAGGAACAGACTCTGGTCCTTTTGATCTCTATTCAAATAATGATGGATATGTATCTGCATTTGAATCAGGTGTAAGCAGAGCTGCATTAATAGCAGGATATGCATCATCTCTTGTTCCTGATTATACAGCTATAATCAGAGTGAAATCAAATGGAGAACTTTGTACAAATTATATTGATATTCCTGTAATAGAAATACCAAGCACAACTACTACTACCACAACTGCAGCTTGTGGATGTTTTGAAATAGAAACTAACATTAGTCAAACAGACTTAGATGACGCTACTGGAAATACTAATCCTGCAGATGATAATTTAATTAGTTTTTTCTTTTTAGATTGTAATGGTGTATTTAGCCAAGCATCTTATACAGTGGCTGGTACATATTATTCAACAGACGTATGTACAAATGATCCAGCAAGTATATTGAATTTCAGATACATGAAAAATGATATACTTATAACTACTGTTGTTTCAACAGCATCACTATCTGTTATATGTTGTACGACCACAACTACTAGTACAAGTTCTTCTACAACAACCACCACAACTACAACACCATAATATAATTAACCTTGTTTTTGTTGGTTTAACAGGGTTTTCTCCTCAGATTTATGTCTGAGGAGTTTTTATTTATAACTATTTTAGTTATAAAGAATTAAATTCATAATTAAAAAACATTGTTAACTATTAAAACAATTTTTTATCTTTACAATATTTTTAACTAATATAAATATATATGTCTGAAAATCAAAGCTTATTAATTCAATTGCAAGAATTACTGACACACAAAAAAAGTAAGAAGTTTTATGCTGAAAGACTTGGAATAAGTGAATTTGAAGTGAATGAACTATTGAAAGAACTTAGAGAAAAAGACAACAATCAACACGAACTAAAAAACTACACAGAAGAACGAAAGGTAAATATTGAGAGAGGTACAATAGAGAGTACAATTGTATCTGACTTTGATCCTAAAGATGATGTTGAATTAGCTCATCTACACAAGATAAACTTAGATAAATATATTATAACCAATTACTGGTCTAAGATGTTACCAAGTGGGAAGTTTACTTCCTCAATCTTCTCAAAAAGAAAAGAAGCAAAAGATTACTCTCCTGAAGACTTTGCTAAGTTTTTACAAAATTACAAATCCAACTACATACCTGAACCA